AAACGTGTAATCGTCATCTTCGTAATCGTAGTTTTTAGGCAATAAGGCAGGGTCATAAGGGTTTGTAGTACTCCTATCCCCGTCAATTAATATGTTCCCGTATCGCTGATATTGGAACATTTGGTAGGTGGTTAAATGTGTCATATTGTGTTTTGTTTCAACAAAGATAACACAATACACAATACAAAGTGCAAAATTAAAAAATTTATTTTTGTAACCTTGTTGCAAATAATGTGGCTTATATAGGATAAAAGCACATCAAATTGTGCAATTTATAGCACATTTTGTACACCAGAACGTACAAAGTAAAGCTAAAACTTTACAAATTATGTAATAAAGTAAAGGTATAACTTTCCAAAGTCGGTAGTAAAATGCAGCCAAAAGTAGTAGTATTACTACCTTTTGTTGTACTAAAGTGCAACATTATAGCAACTTCTGGAAGTAAAGTTTGTCAGAACCCCCGTAAGAATACTCCGGTAAGTAAAGCTTAAACCCACACGAAATAAGATTATTAGCACTTGGAAAGTTATCAAGTGTTGTGTATGTAATAGCTATATGGCAAAAAGTAGATGCAGCCTTTAACCTGGTCTTAATCATTCGTCTTTGTATGCGTTGCCCTCTATGTGATTTCTTAACCCACGCACGATTAAATATGCAAATGCCTTTGCTATAAATAGAACCGCAGTAAGCTACTATCTCGCCTTGATCTAACATAACCCACCATTCACGATTAAACTGGAACTCGTCAGCGCAACCCTTGAAGTTAGGATTGGTGTAATCTAACTCCCTTAATTGCTCGTAGGTATCTCGGTCTAATATATTTCCGAAGCTAAATATCTTTTTGAGGCGCATTGTGTATTTGTTCAAGCTTGGTTAAATATAAAATAGCATCTTGCAGCTCTTCTTTTAAGTGCGTTATCCATTGCCCCGTGTTTAAATCACTTCTATCCATTGTAGTTCCGTACTTTGATTTCCCTACAAGTTCACGCCTACGCATATCTTCTATTACTGCTGCTAATATTTTACTATCCATTTATTTGTCGGTTTTGCTATGTATCTTAAAACAAGTTTTGCACTTGAATAATATCTTCTTTACTCCGGTTGCGGTTGTGCGCCTCATTTGTATAATTAGATCATCGCTTCCACATTCAGGGCAAGAGCCTCGGTCTTGACCGAATATAACTCCGTAATGTGTTTTAGGTTCTATGTGGTTTTTAAGTGCGTTAAATACTTGCTCTAACAATACAACATCTTTTTGGCAGTACTTAATCATTTTAGCCATAGCCACTTTATCCTTATGCAGAACAATGTCCTTCCATAAACTATATTCGGTCTTGATCTTAGTGCCAATGCCTAAATAGTCAGCTATGTAATTAAGCTTGTTGCTATTAAATCTAAACTTTTGCCTTGCTACTTTTAACGTATCAATAGTAACGTAAGAAGGGAACATTTCAATCTTATGAAACAAGCACCTGGTTCTTATCCACGCTAAGTCGAACTTGTCGCCATTATGCCCTACTAATTCCGATGCCGTGTTTGCTACTTCGATAAAACTTTGTAGCATCTTTTTATCGTTTTGTTTGCTATCCCATTGTAAAAAGTAAACTTCCTTCTCATCTTCCCACTTGTAACAAATACAAATGATAGCACGTTCTTGTATTATGCTATCAGCCGTTACATTAAGCTTATATCCTGCACTCCAGAAAAAGCCAACGTTGGGCGAGGTTTCGATGTCAAAGAATAGGCGTTTGCGTTTTGATTTTAGCATTTTTTATTTTTGGCTGAATTTATCTATTGTAGTAGTACCCATTGCAGCTATGCAAATAACCATTACGGCATCTACAAGTTTATCCGAAGGAGCAATCTCTTGATGCGTGAAGCTATTAGCTAATAAGGTAACACAGATAAATAAAGCCGATAGTAAAGCAATAACTCGCTTTGTAGACACGCTACCTCTTTCGTCTGATAATAAATTGGCTAACCATTTCATATTTTATATTTAAGGTGTGAAGTATAATTTTGACTCAGATGCTCTACGCTTTGTAAGACCTGCAAGAACTTTGCCACCTGCCTTATCCCACTTAGCAAACTCTAAAGCTATTGAAGGGTCATTAGGGTTAGCGTTTACCTTCTTTAGTAAAGTAGAACTCTTTAGGTTTCCGATACCTGCGTTATAGGCAAAGCTTGTAAGGGCAGCGAACTGATTAGGTGTAACTGAACTTTTAACTAATGGAGCAACTTTGTCTGCAAAATCTTTAGCTATAATTTCAAATAACTCATTTGCTCGTTCTTGGGTAATCTTATCGCCAGGCTTTACAGGTTTACCATCTTCAAAAAAAGTATTCCCGTAGCCGATTGTATCTTTTGCAGCACTGCATTTGTAAGCCACTAATTTGCAGCCTTCGTAGAATTTAATTAGGTCTTTTCCTTTCTCGTTTAATTGCATTTTATTTTATTTTAAAATCTTTATTAATACCGATTGAATACGCACCAAAAGTTCCACCAAAGGCACTTTGCGCTCCGTAACTTAAAACAAATGAATAATCTTTTTTTAATGGAATAGTGTAATTAAAATCGTATTCCATTGTTATATCTTTATAATGGTAAAAATATCCTACCGCAGCACTTACGCTAAAGTTTTCATATATAGGGAACGTAGCCATTATTTCTTGGTAAAAATCTTTACTATCATAAGTCCACCAACCGCTATTAATACCTACTGCCGTTTTGCCAAAATACTTTCCAACCTCAATAGTTCCACCTAATAAATTTTTAGTATCGTTTAAAGGTGTGTTAAAAGCTACGTTTGGAGCAGCCATAACATAATACTGAGCATTGCCTTTTAACGCAAAAAACAAGCATATTATTGCTATTAATCTCATTTCTTTTTCTTTTTAGTAGCAGCTTTTTTGATAGGCTTTTTTACAACTTTCTTCTTTTTAAACATATCATATACAATAGAACCAAGTAAAGCAATAGCTAAAGCAATAGCACCTATCATAAAATGAGAGAACTTGTTAAGCAAGGTTATCATTCCTTTGGTTTCCTTTGCTCCTATTGTTGTTTGAATGTCTATTAAATCGTTTACATACTCTAAAACAGGATAAATCTTTTTATCCATTTCTTTGGCTTCCTCATCACTAACTATTCCGTCTGCCGATATTTGAGCAAAATAATTATCAGCTTCGGTAATATACATTTGCGCTTTATCGCTTACTTCTTTCTCTTCTGGTGTTTGGAATGTCTTTAAGTAAGCAGCCCACATTGTATCTGTAATCTCCTTTTCTTTTTGGATAGCAACTAAATCGATTTTGCCGCCTTTAATAACTTTAATTTGGTCTTGTATTGCTGAGCCGTAATAATCAAATTTGCGGCTCAAATAAGGTTGCGGTACTAATCTATCTTGGTAAACGCTTGTTGCCGTCTTTTTAATTGTGTATTCTACATATTTACCAAACCCTGCAATAGTCAAAATTATTGCAGTAAGAATAATTAGTAATGTGTTTTTCATCGTTTTCGTTTTGGTTTTGGTTGTTCTTTTTTCATAAAAGACATAGGGTCTGCTGCAAATTGACTACTTATTTTTAATACCCCTTGTATTATCTCAGGGCTATTTAAACCAACTAAGCCATAAGCGATAGCCTTGTACATCGACTCAACTTCAAACTGCTCCATAATAAACCAAGCAATAAGAGATGCAATCATAGAACTTATCATTTTTTTAAAGATATCTCTAATAGATTGCTCTTCATTAGTTGTAACAAGCCTTGCTACCATACCTGCTGCACCAATAAGCAAAACTACCCACCCCCCATTGATGAAGCTATTTATTAACTTGTCCAAATTATTTCCTTTTCCAAAAGAATAAGATTAGCGTAATTATCAATATAAGCGCAATTATAGCCTTATAAAATTCGCTAAAGGACTTATCCTTAGTTTTAGTTATCTTCGAAATTTGGGTACTTTCTGTGCGACTGAGAGCCATTGAGTCCGTCTTGGTCTGCTTACTATCCGTTTGTTTCTCTTTTGTGCCTCTTGTGTAGGTCTCCGTGTACTTAGGAATTGTAATCATACTATCCTTAGTAACCCACAAAGTATCGTAGTAAGTTATTGTCTTGGTAAAATACTCTTCCTTTTCTACTACTTTGGTAACACTATCAAAAACAACCACACGCACACTATCAAATGTTTTGACAACATTGCTATCTAAACGCTCCGATGCCTTCTTAACTGAAGCGCAAGAAGTAAGTAATAAGGCTAAAAGAATTAATCTCATTTTAGTTTCTTAGTCATTTTCCAATAGTAACGAATAGCCATACCGCCTGAAACAATAGCAACCAAACTCGCCAACAATGTGAATAGTGGTTGAATACTCGTAATGCTTAATGTAGCACTTACTAAGGAAACGATTGTTGATTGGTCTGCTTGGTGGTTATTTTCCATTTATAGTTCTTCTTCTTCTTGTTTGTTAAATTCTATGCCGGTAGTCCAATCTTGTAAGAAGGTAAAATCTTCTAAGCCCTGGGGATTGACTACGTTAATTATTTGAAAATCAAATTCTTTATCATTTAGCGCATCAATATCTTTGGTAAGCTTCTTGATACCTTCTTTTGAGAATTTGTAATTTCCTTTGTCATCAAGTAACAAGCAATCCTTATCGTCTGTCTGCGCATTGTCTAAACGCAAGATTTCAACTTCGGCTTGATAGTCCTCGTGATGTTGTTTAACCTTCTCGTAAATTTTTACAAGTTTCTTTTGTGTCTTAGTTTCTTGGCTACCGATTACGGCATTAAGGTTGCTCACTAATTGGAGCAGTTGTTTGTTCTTCATAGTTTGTTTTTGTTTGTAAAGATAATTGTGGATTGCTAAACGGCAAAGGTAAATTTACGATTGGCGGGTTTTTAAGGTTCTCAATCTGTGTAGTTAAGTTTAAGTCCATAGCTTCTACGTTGTTACCTGCAACTAACCATTCGCATACTTGCTCGTAAGTTAAATCTTCGTAAGCAGTAAAGTCGGTTTCCGAAGGAGTAGCACAAGCCATTGCTCCATAAACTTCTGCGGTGTATTCTCCGTCTTTGCCTTCGTATCTCCAATGTACTGTTTTTACTACATCGGTTAAACCATCTTCGCTTGGTGCGGTGTCCATTTGGCTAATAAGCCATTTTGTTTCTAATGCCATTTTATTTTATTTTAAG